TGATGCAAGTGATTTAGGAACATCAAATGCGGTTGCTATTTTTGATGCCTCTTGCTGGAAGCTAGGTGCTACTGTCGCTGCTAATGGTCCAACATCAGACAATACTTTACTACTAGCAGCCAAGATTGTACCACCAACAGGACTCATTAGATCTTTGTAGAATCCAGGTCCAATTAAAGCCTCGGTGCCATGTAATTCTGGAACACCAGTTCCACTACCACCTTGCTCAAAACTTTGTTTTTTAACTATTTTACCATCACCATTCAACTCATATCCTTCTGGAACGCCACCAAATTGCTCTAGATCAGATTCAGTTCCCTTTTTACCCTTTAAACCATCTTGCGCTACTGGTGGTATTGGTTTTGTGCCAGTATAAGTAGGCAATTCTAAACCTCTTCTTTCAAATTCTCTACGTAGAGCAGGTCTGTTGTCAGAAGGACCATCAGTAAAGCTATCCATGCCAAACAAAGCAGTTTCTTTTAACTTTGCTGCCATATGTTCTTGCTTAAGGTAATCATAACGTAATTGATCGTCAGTTTTTGCTTGATCACCCAACCCCATGCTACCCAGCATGGATGATAAACCAGACTGAATTTCAGGCGCAAAAAGATCTAAAGAAAGCATTGCTACAGTACCAAGAATTCCTCCTTTGCCTACCTTTTTTGGTTTTATATTGCGTAGTCGTGAAAGCATTCCTGATTTTCCGCTCGCAGCTTGAGCAGTTTTTTGCAAACCACCACCACGAAGAAATTGTGTTGCTCTCTGTACTTGATTCGATATCGCTTGACCACCAGGAATCTTTCTCAACTTACTGTTGAAACCCATCCTCTTTTGTCTAGCTAATGCCCTTGATGTCTTGCCAGGGTTACGCATTCTTCGGAGTGATTTACCGATGCCACCACCACGAAGAAATCTTGCAAGACGTATAAGTCTCAACAAACCAAATCCACCACCACTACCACCATCTTTACCTTTCTTCTTCAACGGATCAGTAAGATCCTCAAATCCAAAAGTATCTGCTACCTCTTCCTGCTCTTCCATGTTGGCTTCAGATGCAGCAAGCTCTGCTGCTTCTTCCTTTTCTTTTTCAGTCTCATTTTGCGATTGCATCGCATTCAAGATATCATCAAACCTATCGTTCAATGAATCATATGTTGTTTCAATCTGATTGAGATTACTAACTGTAGTACCAACAGCAGCACCAAACAATTCATTCTGTTTCTTCAATTCATTATCAATTGAAGACAGCTGTCCCTGAATCTTCTCTAAAGATGAAGTCAGAGTCTTGAGTATCTTTGCATTAGATATTGCTTCTACTTTCTGCTTCTTTTCCTTTGGTGTCTTCTCATAATTCTGACCTGTCTGCTGATTAACAGCGTCAAGCATACCTGGTGGCAATAAGTCTACAATATCTGATAGATCTGGTGCAGTTTCTTCAACAACAGGTTTGTCTACTACTACTTCATCTACTACCTTAACTGCTTCATCAATGTTTTCTTTTACTTCTTCTTCTGCTTTCTCTACAATCTCTTCTGCTTCTTCTTCTGCTACCTCTTCTTTCTTTTCTTCAGCAACAGTTGTATCAGTAAATCCTTCTGTAAAATTTGTTTTTAGATACCTTTCTACAATCCATTCTTGATATCTTCTCTGATCTTCACCGCTGGTACTACCAGTCTCGAACATAGGATATCCATCGATATCCGTCTTCATGTTCTTGATAATTATATCAGCATCTTTGTCAGAGAGTTTCTTCTCCAACATAGAAAAGTAACTGGTGCCACTATCATCCGTGCCGCCAGTTAGTTTCGCTTTTAATCTATTGAAGATACGATCTTTCTGACCACCACCAGGCACACCTTTCCTATGCCATCTTACGATATCTTCTGGTGCTGGGGTGTTGAAAATCATTATGCGGATCTAGCTGCCTCTTGTTTCTGTTTCTCTTGTTCGATGTGCTGAATCAAGAGGGACGTGTATACTTCACGTTCCCAAGGCATCATGTTTTCAATCTCTGTCAAGCTGTATTTATGGTACTGCATTAAAGCAAAGTTAGTTTTGTAATACCCCTCCAAATTGTTTTGGAAGAGTGCTATGCGAAAAAACTTTGCAATCCCTCAATAGTATACTCACACTCATTACCTGTGTTTGGGTTGACTACCGTAAACGTATGAGAAAGTCTAGGCATAGTCTCATAAAACTTTTGGATTAATTCAAACTGTTTGCTAGTCAATGACTCCACAAACTCACGAAACTCTTTCTTACTAGTAGTAGAAGAATCGTATACCTCTTCTTCATCAAAGATCTGTTCGATATGTTCTGCAATGAAGCTAAAGATATGATCGGCATCAATACCTTTGTTCAGGAATTGAGATTCAATAAATCTATCCATACTAGGATACTTCATCAGGATACCAGTGGTATCAGTCAACATAATCTTTCTATCATGCCCTTCTTCTTTGATAACTTTTACATCATCAATATTGATAGTAGCAGTCGCACTTGTCGAACCATCATCAGTACAAGTCACCGTCATTTCAATAACTTCACCGATAGCAGCTGCACGAATCTTAAGAAACAAATATTCTAGATCAAATGATGGTAGTTGATCTACTTTAATTCTAGAAATAACACAAGACTTCAATACATTTTTAACAGCATCAATAACTTGCTTTTCTTCTTGCGATTCCATTGCTAATAGTAAAACCTTTTCTTCTTTTACCAGAAATGGTCTATACTTTACCGTTTTTCCAGTAGAAGGCATCGACAGTTCATACTGCGGTACTCCAAGTTTTGGTAATGCCATTGATATGTAAATTCAATTCGTATATTTATTTAGCTCGACTTTTTGAGTCAATTTTTGGTGGGGATTTTTTTTCGGAATTCTTGTAACCAAAAAGTCAATTTCCAATACCAAATGTCTTTTTGATATCATCAATTAATTTCTTGAAGTCTCCTCCAGTACCATACTTTGAGATGTCATTAGATATGACAGTGTGTTTAGCATAGTGGAAGTTAACACTGACCTTGGTGAGCTGTGATGTTCCATATGACAACGGTACACTATCAATAGAGTAAGGAAAAATGTCTTCCAAAACAAATGCCATTGATGCTCTATCATCAACAGTAGCAGCACCAGGTTCAGTCTTAATAACAATACATTTAGCAAGATATGTTTCTGGATATCTCATTCTTACTTCACGATTTATAGGTCTTGTTTCCGCTCCTTCACTTCTTATACTATTAAAACTTTTACCAGCAAAATTTCTTCCTACCTCGTTAAGTGTTCCTGATTTATTACCACTATACATGTAGTTATACCAGTAATGAAAAAACTTTAATGGCGTCAGGTTAGCATCACACATCCACGTAAAAGAAACATCACTATACATTTTTGCATAGGGATATTGAATCTGACTCTCGCCAAGGTATCTACCTTGCAGTTGTCCCGTAGCAGACTGAACGTTAGGTAGCTGTGCTTCCTCAACCATCATATTAATTGGACTTTCAGGTTTTTCCCAACCAGAAAATTTTGAGTCCATCTCGCCCTTGAGGTCTGTAGGTAAGAACCAACCAATGTTATAACCAGTGGTTAATGACATGCCACCATTGGCATTCATAGCATTAACAAATGATGAAATAGATTTAGCCATCTAAATAGTTACGGAAGGTGTGCGGAAACATTATGCCTTATTCTGGAAAATATAAACCAGCCTACCCACGGAAGTATAAGGGTAATCCCACTAATATTATTTATCGCAGTTTGTGGGAGCGTAAGTTCATGGACTTCTGTGATCATAATAACAGTATCATTGAGTGGGGTAGTGAGGAAGTAATTATTCCTTACCGTTGCCCTACTGATGGGAGAGTTCATAGATACTATCCAGACTTCTACATCAAAGTCAAGTCACGTACTGGGCAGGCAAAGAAGTACATCATTGAAGTGAAACCAAAGAAACAAACACAAAAACCTAATGAAAAACCGAAACGCAAAACAGCTGCCTGGAAAAGAGAAGTTCTAACTTACATAAAGAATCGCGCTAAATTGGACGCGGCGGAGGACTTC